CCCGACTACCCGTGGTCGACGCCGGTGGGTGGGTACACCGCAGGCAACACCACCGCCCTGCTGCGCCCCTCGCTGCCCGGGTCGGGCTGGACGTTCCGCAGCCGGGACTGGCCGACCATCGGCCCGGTGCCCGAGACCAGGGGCCACGACGACGTCCCGACGTGCGAACGCTTGGTGCGGGACGGGTGGCTGCTGGCCGCCGTCGACATCGCCGACCACTGGGGCGAGGAGGTGTCGACGTGGGGCAACCAGTCGGCGCTGTACGCCAAGCCGCTCGACACCAAAGGGGTCAGGGTCACGTCGCTTGCGGGGGCTAGCATTGACCCCACTGGTGACGCCACGCCGGGCCAAGGGCAGGTGTGAGCGTGCAGTACGTCGAAATCGGTGAACTCAAGGCGATGCTGCGCATCACCGACTACGTCGACGACGAGCTGCTTAGCGCCCACATTGACGCTGCCAGCCGCACCGTGGACGACATCTGCCGGCGCACCTTCGACCTGGCTGACACCGCCACCGCCCGCATCTACCGCCCCGACTCGTCGCTGATCGTCCGACCCGACGACATCGGCTCGGCCACCGGGCTGGTCGTGCGCATTGACGACAACCTTGACGGCACGTTCGAGCGCACCGTCACCGACTACTCCACCGACCCGGTCAACGCCTTGGCGCTGGGCAAGCCCATCACCCGGCTCGTGGCGTACGACACCTACTGGCCCATCGACATCCGGCCCACGGTGCAGGTCACGGCCCGTTGGGGCTGGCCAGCCGTCCCTGAGCCGGTGCGCTCCGCCACCGCCATCCTGGCCGGACGCCTCTACAAGCGGGCCGACAGCCTGCTCGGCGTCGCCGGGTTCGGCGACCTCGGGGCGATCATGCTGCGGGCCGTGGACCCTGACGTGCAGCGCATGTTGGCCCCGTACACCCGGCCGATGGTGGGCTGATGGCCGGGAAGTTGTCGGACCTGCGGGCTGGGCTGGCCAAGAACCTCGGCACCATTCCGGGCCTGCGGGTCGCCCAGCTGGTGCCCGAACAGGTCAACCCGCCTGTGGCTGTGCTCACCCGTTCCACCGTCAACTACCACCTTGATATGCGTGGGGGCCTGACCGAGTGGCAGATGCAGGTGCAGCTGGTGGCGGGCCGCATGGCCGACCAGCAGGCGCAGCGCACCATCGACGCCTGGCTGGACTGGGAGGGCGACTACTCGGTGCGCCGGGCCATTGAATCCGACCAGACCCTTGACGGCTCGGCGCAGACGTGCATCGTCACCAGCGCCGACGCCTTGACCACCCTCCAAATCGGCGACAGCGAGTACCTCGGCGTCGTCGTCAACGTGACCGTCTACGCCTAGGAGGCGAACGTGCCTAGTTATCGAGTGATCGGACCCCGTGTGGTAGACGGGGTTGCACCGGGTGGGACGCTAGAGTTATCCCCGGACGAGGCGCACTGGCTCATCGAAGCCGGGCACCTCGAACGCATTGCCACGAAACGCAAGTCAGCACCAGCGGCCAAGGCCGCTGACGCTGGCGTAACCGATTCGGAAATCGACCCAAGCGAGGGTGGCAATGTCCAAGATCGTTCTCACTAACTGCGTCGTGAAGGTTGACACCGTCGACCTCAGCGATCACGTCAACCAGGTCACGGTGACCGAAACGGTCAACGAGGTCGAGACCTCGGCGTTCGGTAACTCCAACGTGACCCGGGTGGGTGGCCTGCGGGACTCCAGCATCAGCCTGACGTTCCACCAGAACTTCGCCGCCGGCGAGGTGTACGCCACCCTCAAGGACAAGGTCGGCAGCATCGGCACGGTGCAGGTCATCCCGAACGGCACCACCATCTCGGCGACCAACCCTTCGATCTCCCTCGAGGTTCTCTACACCGAGATGAGCCACCTCGACGGCAGCATCGGCGAGCTCAGCACCGCATCGGTGACCTGGCCCGCCAACTCCATCACCAAAGCAACAGCCTGATCCGTTAGGAGCCACGCATGGCAATGATGCAGCTTGAGGTCACGTTCGTGACTGGCGACCCGGTCGTCGTCAACATCACCCCCAAGGTGATCGTCGACGCCGAGCGCCACTTCAAGATGGGCATGAGCAAACTGTTCGGCGAGAACTCGTCGATGGAGCACATGACCTGGTTGGCATGGAAGGGAATGCTCGTCGGGGGCTTCGAGGTCAAGACCTACGAACTGTGGCTTGACAACGTGGCCTCGGTTGGCTCGCCCAGCAACGAGGAGGCCGGTCTCCCTTTGCCGACACCCTGACCCTTCTCGTGGCCCGTATCTCGGTGCACACCGGGATCGCACCCAACGAGCTGCTAGAAGCACCGCCCGCAGTGTTCTGGGCGATGGTCGAGGTTCTCAGGGAGCAGGCAAACGAGGCAGAGAAGGCAAGGGGTAGGCGGTAACGATGGCCGGCAAGACATTGAGCCAAGTCGAGGGCCTCGACGTCACGCTCAACGCCCTCAAGCTGATTGACCCGACCTTCCACAAGGAAGCCCGCAAACGCATCCGCAAGGTGCCCGCTGAGGTTCAGAAAAAGACCAAGGCCAGGGTGCCGACCCAGCGCCCGATGCGCAACTGGGGCAGCTGGTCACGCAAGGGCGGGTTGTACGGCCGCAGCATGAACGACGTCGGCGCCTTGCGCTGGGACGCCACCGCTGTCAAGGGCGGCATCAAACTGCTAACCGGCGGGCAACGCCTCAACGTGCGCCTTATCAACAAGTCCGGCCCTGGCGCCGTGTTTGAGATGGCCGGGTCAAAGAACGACAACTCAGCGAGTTCACCTGGGCGCCAGTTCAACGACAACCTCAAATGGTTCGGCGCAGCGCCCCGCCTGCTGGTTCAGACGTGGCGTGACGAGCAGGGCATCAAGCGCACCGCCTCGGAGATGGGCAAGGTCGCCAAGTTCGCCGAGGAGCGCTGCAAGGAGGCGCTGCGCTAATGAGCATTGAGATCAAGATCGGCGCCAAGTTCTACGGCGCAGACGGCATCAAGCAGGCGCAGCGTGAACTCGCCAAACTGGCTCGGGCGGCCGACACTTACTCACAGTCCATCGTCGCCAAGATGGCTCGCACCGGCGAATCATTCAGCCGGCTAGGCCAGACGCTCACCACCAACCTGTCGCTGCCTCTCATGGCCATCGGCGGCCTGTCCATCAAGGCGTTCACCGAGCAGGAGGACGCCATCGCCAAGATGGAGGCGGTCATCAAGTCGACGGGCGGCGTGGCCGGGGTCACTAGCAAGCACATCACCGACCTGTCGAGTTCGTTGCAGGAGACCACGACGTTCGCCGACGAGGTCACCACCAACGCTGCGGCGCTGCTGCTCACCTTCAAGGGCGTGCGCAACGAGATGGGAGAAGGCAACGACGTCTTTGACCGCACCATCCGAGCATCTCAGGACCTGTCAGCCCTTCTGGGCAAGGACCTCAATGAGAGCGTGATGATGCTGGGCAAGGCGCTCCAAGAACCTGAGACGGGCCTGACCAAGTTGACGCGCGCCGGCATCCAGTTCTCCGACCAGCAGAAGGATCAGATCAAGACGCTGGCAGAGAGCGGCGACATCCTTGGCGCCCAGAAGATCATGCTGGCCGAGATCGAGTCGCAGTTCGGCGGCACGGCTGAGGCAATGGCGCAGACCGCTGGCGGCAAACTCAAGCAAGCCTTCAACGACCTGGGCGAAGCAGGCGAGGCCATCGGCGCCGAGATCGCCCCGATACTTGCCGACGTCGCCGGGTTCGTGGCCGACATCATCAAGAAGTTCACCGAGCTGCCCGGCCCGATCAAGACGGCAGTGACACTAGTTGGCGGCATCGTTGCTGCGCTCGGCCCGGCCATCTGGGGTACGGGCGTGATGCTCACCAACCTGGCGACCATCGGCAAGACGAAACTGGGCACGGCGGTCATCGACGGGTTCAACAGCCTGCGCACGGCCATCGCCAACGCCGTCACCCAGGCCGGCAGCCTGCGGGCCGTTCTCGCCTCCCGTGCATTTCTCACCGTAGGTGGCGTTGGGCTTGCCATCGCCGCATTTGCAGTTCTGGTAAGCAAAATCCATGAAGCGCAGGACGCTGCTAACAAGCTTGCGTTTGGCGACGTGGCAGGTGAGGCCGAACGGGCCCTCATTGCCATTACTGCACTAGGCACTGAGGGGCAGTTCAAGGGCACTCTCAAAGATGTTGGCAAGTTGAAGGCTGCCATCGTTGAGCTAAGGGAGGCGCCACCAGGTGCTGGGCCTACAGACTTTCTTGGCCTTGACAACTCGGAGTTCAAGGTCGCAACCGACAGCATCAAGGAATACGACAACGCCCTAAAGGAGCTGTTCCGTCTTGACCCTGCTGCTGCGGCAAAAGCGTTCGAGTTGCTCAGCGCCGAGTTGCGAAACCAGGGGGTAAGCGCCGGCGAGGTCAATGCTGCATTTGGTGGATACTTGGGCGCACTTGCTGATGCGAATGAAATCTCACCAGAAACCAAATCAACCCTTGAAGGCTTGGGCATCACGTTCGGCGATGTTGAGGATGAGATCAGCGCCGCCGAGCAGGCGCTCAAAGACTGGGGCGACACGGTCAAGGCTCAGTTCGAGCCTGTGTTCGCCTATCAGGACGCCGTGTACGACCAGGCCGACGCCGTTCTTGCCCTTGAAGAAGCACAGAAAAAGCAAAGAGAAGTTCTTGCCAGTTTCCCATCCGATTCGGCCGAAGCTCGGGAT